CTATAACTATACCATCAAGTGTAGAGTTCATCGGAAGCATCGCTCTCGGAGGAAATTATGAGCTAACCAGTATCAACGTTGAATCAAATAATGAACATTATTTAAGTATGGATGGTGTATTATTCAATAAAGCACGGACGATTCTACTTGCATATCCAGCTGCAAACTCTAGGACTAGTTATATTATTCCGGACGGAGTAGTTTCAACTGACTATCAAGTGGGACAAAACGCATTGTATCTAACCAATATTATTTTCCCGGCAAGTATAACTACAATCGGATTCGGGAACTTCTCGGGTAATCATAACCTAATCAGCGCGTCATTTATGGGGAACGCGCCATCGTGGGCAGCGTATATATTTTATGCGGCCTCACCGGAATTAAAAATCTACTATCCGGCAACCGCAACTGGTTGGACTACTCCGACTTGGAACGGGTATACAACGGTCCCGGTTTAATTTTCTCGGAAATAAAATTTCCGGATGATATTTATTAACGAAATATTCCTCTATGTCAGCACCAAAACATATCACCGAGTTACTAAATAAAATATTATCCGAATCACCGGATCGGCCGCTTCGTGGAGCATATGACTGCGAAGCTGAAGCCGATGATAAACTCGAATCGATTGGACTGGATCCAAAAACGATTAAGCAATTACGTTGGTCCGATGAAGAAGCGGTTACCTTTGCAGTTGATGCTAAATATCACGTTGTTATGTGGGTGGCAAATAGTGCAGATCAACGTGCGTTTCAACACGCGGATATGGATGATCTTTTTACTGGTGGATTGCGTGACGCAAAAATTGATAAGGGAGTTAGTGGAATGGATTGGAATAAATATAAAATTTTAGCTAGATGGCACAAAGATTTTTTTAATTCCGGAGAACGTGCAAATGCAAACATGATGATGGGGAGATTGTGGAGAAAAAATAGATTTGTTTCTTTCTGGAATCGGAAGGCCGATGTTATGAAGGAGTGGAGAGTAATTGAAGATTTTATTGTAAATTTAGGAATTGATCCACGAAAATGTATATATGAATTTATTGATAAATTGGATGTTGAATTATATGGTGAGTTAAAAGATAAGGATTCAATTTCAACAAAAAAAATGTCTCCGGGAGAATTGTCCGCGTTGCATACTAACACCGACGGCGGAATTGAAAAGAAAAAAGCTCTAGGTAATATTGGAAAATATAGATCAGCACAAAGTCAATATTCTCGAATTGGAGACGGAACACTTAAGCTTGGTAATTTATTAAAAGAAGATCCGGATAAAATTAAAACCGACGATGGGCAATGGGAATTTACGGATATTGACGCGGTCACATTTATATATCGAGTACAAGACGCATTGTTATTCAAAGTCAGAACCGGACAGGGTTGGGACGATAAATCTAAAATGTTTCATTCCGATTTATTAGGATTATTTTCCAGTATAGGAAATGTATTTAAGCATGACTCAATTGATACGGAGGAAGGTGATAATGAAAAAATAAGAACTGTGTATCAATTCAACGAATATTCCGATATAATGGGACTTGATATCACGTGGGACGACCGGGGCGGTTTGATTCACGTCGGAAATAATAAAACCATTCAATGTTTTGGCGATACGAATAAAACTATAAAATTTTTTGAATCGTTGGCAACCAATGATCCCGATGAAATTATATGTTCAAGTTTTCGAATGAAATATTCTTCCATTGGTATAATGGGAAGATATTGGGAAGACACCGAGGTTTCATCATTTTGGTTAAATAAACGAGATCTCGGACGATTGATTGCTAAAGGATCGATGGATGCATATTTCGAATATATGGGAATTGATACAGAAAATGCAAAACTTAATACCATAGAACGAAACGCTGGAATTTTTAGCGTTAAAGATGCACTGCAAGCCGCGACCGGTAAGGCAACTATATCGAAAAAAGATATGACCGACATCATGTCCCGAAAACATCTAGGAAAAGGAAATAAAAATATCGCAGGAGATAAAGACGAAACCGATGTCGCCGCGGAGAAGAAACGACGTGAAGATAATTATGAACTTTGGCAGAGCACTCCACATATTCGTAAAAAAGACGCAGCATATAATAATTTATTACCTGCACTGGAAGAATTGAATGTACTTCACGAAAATCCGGACACTGTAATGGATCCAAATGGTAGCGGACGAACTTTATGTAAATGGTATGATGGAAGTGCTAACGCATTTTTTGCATTCCCAAATCTTAGTGCAATTTTACCAACCGAACCACATGATGTTCTATGGCGTGGAATTAGACAATGTTATCGTGAACAAAGTCTCGAACCATTGGATAGAAACTCAGATTATTCCGACATGAAATTTAGTTCTATTCCAGAAGCACTTGAGCAATTGAAACCGACTTCATTTCTGGGAAAACAAATTTCGTTGGATTTGGAAAATAAACTTGGTGATATTCGGAACAGTATTCCGAATACATTGGTTGGAAGAATTTGGACAAATAAAAAAGTAATTTCGTTCTGGAATAAACGATCTGATGTATTGGCCCGTTGGAAAAATATAGAGGAGATGTTTAATTCCGATATTGGAAAACGGAATTTTGGAAAGTTGGAAGATTATCAAATTGATTGGATCGAACGTGACCACGACGGTAGAGATATGACGCCGACAAGTAAAATTTCATCATCGGAGAAATCAGACGATCAATTGGGCTTCATAAAACAATTAATAGACGATCCAAACGAAGTTGACGACGAAACGCTAAATAAACTCAGAGAGAAATTACATTTACTTGATCCACGAGAGAAAAAGGAAGCAATGGAACTCCTTGGTATGACTACTCCACACAAAGCTGCCGTAATCGCGGATAAACTCGGTATGAGTGTCGCGGAATTTAATCACATCATGAAAGTAAACGAGTCGGCCATTCGGTTGAAAAATTTCGTTCCACGAAAATAACAAATTATTTGTATCCGGGAGTAAATATTGTCCGACAAATTCCACGAACATGAAACATTTTGTTCGGTTTATTTTGTACTATTTTCTTGACTAAGCACTTCAAATGTAAATATGCATGTGATAAACGAGAAACTGGTACGGTATGCTGCATATGTTAGTTTGATATTATTTAGTAGTATTCCCCTAAGTCGTCAATCGAATAATTATCATTGACATTCAATTAAAATCATACATATTATAATTATGAAAATAAAAATTCTTCCTGTAAATAAGCACTTAAAAAATCGAATCCATCAACATGGAGATGTTTGGGAGATCATAACTGAAGATTTAACGACCGGAAGAATTTTGGCACAATCCCAAAATCTGACGTTTTCTGGGAAGTGCGGAACAAAGGAACATGATCTACGTTGGGTGAGTCCGGGAGAGTTTGAACTAATTCCTTGACTTTTGTTTGTTTGTTGAATATCGTTATTAACCATGAAAAAATTAACGTTGGATCTGTCGATGTTATCCGTTGACGCTGTGCGATCAATTGAAGAAGTTTTGTTGATCGAACTTGAACGTTTGCGAGAAGATGCAAGTAACCCATCAAAAACCAGAGATCGACTTGTCGTTGAATTGGACAAACTTGAATCATATTTAGATGTTTGATTAATTTTATTGACATTTCATTTAAGTTAATTAACTTAGTTTGACATGACCACCGAAAAATTAACACTTGAACAACGCAGAAATTTTATCGAGTCTCTCGTAAAGCGGGGACGAAAAATTAAAATTCTATCGCTTGATCGAGACTCTGGAATTTCTCTTGAACCAACCGACAATGATATCCACGATGAATTGGAAACTTTAATTGCATTCAAAACGGATTCCAATCGTGAAATGGAATGTGAACGATTTGACGATGTCATTGAAAAAACCGAGGAATAATATGACTCGTTTAAATGCGTTAATTCAATTGATAGATAGTTATTTAGAAAATCTATCGGAAACCGATTTATATAAAGTACTGGATTTATTGAGAAATACGGACGAACAGCGTACCGTCAATAAAATTACCAGTAAAGTTAATGCTCCACTTGGATATTCATCTGATAATATTAAATATACCGGATCAGATCCATATATCGATTCTATAGTATCAAAAATTGAATCCCAAAATTTAAATACCGCACATTATGGCATATTAATATCGACGCTTAGCAATCCCCATAACAATCATCTCTATATCCAAGTGAATTTTGGAGTGGTAAATAAATTTGACGCACAACTATCGGTTTGGAACGTCAATAATTCTTATAAATTAAAACTTATACATGAAGAATTTACGAGTAGTAAAGATAATACATTTTACCCGCTAACCGTGGATGACGGCTTGACACGGTTAGCGTCAACATACAACATACTGGCCGGAGATAAGTAATACAGATACATAATATGAGTCAAGATAGAACATACGCAACGGAATCAATTGAATCGTTTGGTGAATCATTTGCGGTATTCCGTAATGGTTTCCGAGTTTCTGATTCCATTTATCCCTCCTCGTTTTACGCACAAGATGAGTTGGACTATTGGCGAGGAATCATTCGAAATTGGCCGGACGGATCCAGAATTGAAATTCGCAAACTACATTCCCGAGTATCACGTTAAACTATGAAAACTAAAGGTCTCAGACAGAGAATTTCCGAATCGGAATCTATTAGTAATGTCGATTTTCTCATGACGGAAGGAAAGAAATTTGACATGGCAAGTGATTCGACTCGGCGAGCGTGGAAATCTACCGCTAATAAACGTCGAGCAAAATTATCCGGAACATCTCCGCCAATTTCATCAGTCGAAGTTGATGTGGAAACGGAACTTCCATCGGCGGCAAAAAAGCGTAAAGTAAAGAGGAAGAGTTAATTATTCGGGGGAAGCAATGTTTTGCTTCCCCTTTTTATATTTATCAGCGTGAATATAGAAATAACAGAAAAAGAAGCAGTCACGCGGGCATCACGTGGACAGTTAACGATCTGTGCGATGTGCTATGACATACGAGGAAAAATCGTAATGATTGAATATGATGAATCAAAAAAATTAGGTATCGTCCGCAATTTCTGCGAAGAATGTCTTAGTTCGCAGAAGGGATGTCGGTCGTGCTCTTCCCGCCGATAATGGTCGATAACCATTTAGGAGAAGTGTGTGGACAGGTTGATTGTGGTAAATATAACTTTCCAACTGAACATCCACATACTCCACATTTCCCAGTATTCAAAAACGCATCAGGTTTCCAATATTCACACGCTTTACAAAATTGAAGTCTACGTTGGAATGTTTCCGGGTCCACGCGTTGAAATCCAGACTGAGCCCAACCTCCTATAGCTGATGCGAAATTTTTTGCCTTTTGTAGCATATCTGCTTCCGGAATGTTTTTGTCCATGATAGTTATGTTCGTTACGATACTTATCCATAAATATTCGGTTAACAAATGAAGACATCAAAAAAAAATAATTTATCACCGACAATGATAAATCTTCCATCTAATAATGTTGATATGGAAAAATTTATAATCGACAACCGGGATTATTTGTACCAGAATATTATTGATAATATTGAATATGCTCTCAATTCTAAACAAGTAATGGCAAAAATATTTGAATTTGAAAATTCTCCCTTTGTAATTTTTATCGAACATAAAAATTTCCGTGAAAATTTAGAACATATATTCGACGAAAGTTTAAAATTTGAAAAATATGAATTATGTGCAAAAATAAAAAATTTGTTAGTAAGATTAGATAAACCACACTACATTAAGAGTTATAAAAAAATCAATATATTATAATATGTCAAAAAAATCTCGTCTGAAAAAGGAAATTGATGGAATTCTGGATGCAAATGCAGAATCTCTCAAAAAAAAGGACACTAGTCCAGTAGTTCACCAAAAGTCGAAACTAAAAAATGAATTAAATATTTTTCACAGAGAGTTAACTCAAAATCAACAGGCGTTTTTATCAATGGCACTCGATAAAAATGTTAAGATGATTGTCATTTCTGGGCCGGCCGGAACAGCGAAAACTTTTAGTTGCGTATTGGCCGCATTAGAATTACTGTCAGCAAAACGAGTGAGTGACATTATTTATGTAAGAAGCATTGTGGAAAGTTCAGATGCCAAAATGGGATTTTTACCGGGAGAAAGTGCCGATAAATTTGCACCATACCGTCAACCGTTGATGGATAAAGTTGGAGAGCTTTTGTCACCGACAGAATCCAAAATGCTGGAAACGGAGAATAGACTACAGGGATTGCCCGTTGGATTTTTGCGCGGATTAAACTGGAACGCAAACGTGATCATCGCTGATGAAGCTCAGAACATGACAAAAAAGGAATTGGTCACTGTTATGACTCGCGTCGGAGAATTTAGTAAATTATTTGTAATCGGTGATCCGGAACAATCAGACATTGGCTGTAAATCTGGATTTCAGGAAGTATACGATTTATTTAATGACGATGAAAGTCGTGAAAATGGAATCTATACATTTCAATTTACTGACGATGATATTGTTAGAAGTAAATTGGTACAGTTTATTTCAAAAAAAATCAAGAAACCTAAATTAGATTATACTTATAGACATAATGGCTAATCAGAAGATTTCAGACTTTCGTCGGTTAACGGCAACTCAACTAGCACCGGGAGATTTGTTCCCAGTTATAGATGTGAGCGAACCAACCACTCCAACGGGAGAAACTAAGTCTGTAAATGCAAATGAATTAGCACAGTATATTCTAAATAATTATGCAGCGACTGGAAGTAGATTTATTGTTAGATATTCTTCCAGTTTTTCCAACTATCTAGGTGGTGGAGCAAACATTTTGCCCACCAACTACGTGTTGACAAATGTTGTAGTTGAAACTTCAGGGAATCCTATCGTTTCAATTGGAACCAGTAACAACATTGCTCCACCATATGCTAGTATAACAGGATCGTGGAACGACAATCGAGTATATCCAACTCAAGCATCATATGATGTAAATTATCTGGAAGTTTCAACGTATGGAGCGGTTCATCCACTTAGGACTGTTTGGGTCCAATTTTATAGCGGAAGCGACTGTCCATGTGAATTTAGTTTTGAAGGTTTTACCCGATAATATTTATGCCACAAGGACTACCCGGATTTTTTGAACCAGAGGGCCATGTTTATGGTAAATCTGGAGAATTATATAGAAGTCAAACTTCACTATATATAAAAACTTCACATGACACATTAAACGTTGGATGGACATATATAACAGGATCATTGGTGTTCATTACTCCGACGCCTACTCCGACCGTTACTGCTACGCCTACACCAACAATAACTCCGACATTTACGCCGACACAAACATTGACGCCGACCGTAAATCCGACGTCTACCCCGACTCCGACAATAACCCAAACTCCATCGTTTGCTGGATTATACGGAACATATTTTTCGAATACAACTTACGGCGGATCTAATTTTTATAACAATCCGTCTGTACCATCTATAAATTTTGATTATAGTACTCCAGCAGGTCCGCCCGGGGTTCCTGATCCAAATTCGTGGTCCGTAATATTTTCCGGTTCAATATTCGTAGCATCTACAGATAATTATGACTTTCAATTTACATCGGATGACCGTGGTAATTTATTCATCGATGGATCCGAATTAATAGCCGAAACTTCTACCGGAACAGCAACCAATATATTATTGTCTGTCGGTTGGCACTCATTTGGATTTAAATTTAAACAATTGACGGCTGGTCACGCTGCAAGTACAATAAATTGGAAAAAAACATCGGGGGTAGTATATTCGGTTATTACACAATTTGGAAATCCGTATGGTCCAATTACGCCAGCAATAACTCCGACACCGACGCCGGCAATTACAACAACTCCGACACCGACAATTACAGCAACTCCAACTATAGTATGTGATTTATATTCCGTGTGGCCAGAATCTATGTACACTAATCCACCATTCAATACTGTTATCTTATATCAAGCAGGCGTTTCTTATATAGATTGCGCTGGTTCTGCTGCCACTGCTGGGTGTGGATATACGGTACCGGGTGGTGGTACGCCGTGTGACGGATTGGCTATATGCGTACATCCCGGTACTACACCGGTCGTAACTCTCGGCGGAATCACGTTAAGTTCAACGTGTACTGGAAATCCACATCCAATAGAACACGTTGGCGAACACCCAACGTGGACACTTGGATAATTTCACATGATCCGGTAGATTTTCGGATACGAAATACAACGATAATTCGTAAGCCACCAATTGGATAAAGATCAAGGAGTAGTTCGCTGGATAATAATTTATGTCAAAAATATTCATTCAAATCGCAGCATATCGCGATCCACTATTAGTTCCTACAATAAAAGATTGTATAGATAATGCGGATCATCCAGAAAATCTCCATTTTTGTATTGCTTGGCAACATGGACCGGACGATACATTGGGAGAATTTACCACCGATCCACGTATAACTGTAATTGATATTCCATATCAGAAAAGTAAGGGTGCATGTTGGGCACGAAACCAAATACAACAACGATACAATGGAGAAGAATATACCTTGCAATTAGATTCACACCACCGATTCGCGAAGCATTGGGACGTGGAATGTATTGGTATGTTGAATCAATTAAAATCGGAAGGACACGCTAAACCTTTACTGACGAGTTACATTCCTTCATTTGATCCAGAAAATGATCCAGCTGCAAGAATTCAAATTCCATGGAAAATGGATTTTGATCGATTTATTCCAGAAGGTGCTATTTTCTTTTTACCAGCATCAATCGACGAGTATAAAACGTTGACATCTCCTGTTCCGGCAAGATTTTATTCTGCTCATTTTTGTTTCACACTTGGACAATTCTGCACAGAAGTTCAACATGATCCAAATTATTATTTTCATGGCGAAGAAATCAGTGTTGCTGTCAGAGCATTCACACATGGATATGATTTATTTCATCCACATAAAGTACTAGCGTGGCATGAATATACACGTAAAGGGCGAAGCAAACATTGGGACGATCATACCGGAGCAACAAAGAATCAACACGACGACAATAAAGATTGGGGACAAAGAAATTCCGACTGTCACAAAAGAAATAGATGTCTATTTTCAATGGACGGAGAAAAATATGAATCTATTGACTGGGGGAAATATGGATTTGGAAATGTAAGAACATTACGAGATTATGAAAAATATTCGGGCATCAATTTTAAAAAACGAGCAGTCCAAAAATATACAGTTGATAGACAATATCCACCAAATAAATTTTGGGAATATAAAACGGAAGACGACTGGGAAAAATCATTTTTATCAATTTTTAAACACTGCATAGATTTGCAGATCGACAAATTTAAACTTACCGATTATGACTTCTGGTGTGTGGCGTTCGAAAAGTCGGACGGAAGTTTAATCAAACGAATGGACGCGAATGAGACCGAAATTTCTCAATTATTATCCGATGCTAGAAATCCGGCAGGAGATAAATACATAAAACTTTGGCGAGAATTTACAAGCGAAGAAAAACCGCACCATTGGGTAGTTTGGCCACACAGCAAGTCCATTGGTTGGGGAGAAAGAATCACTGGAAATTTATGATTGATAAATGTTTTTATATTAATCTGGATAGACGAGTTGACCGACGAAAATACATCGAATCCGAGTTAAGTAAAAGTAAAATTTTATCATCAATTTGTAGTAGATTTTCGGCAATTGATGGATCCCAAATTCATCCCAGATCAATTGAACATGGAATTTTAACTGAGAATGCAATCGATGATGTATTGCAAGAAACTACTCCATCGTGGGGATTGTCCATAACACAAGGTGGACTTGGTATAATATTAAGCTATTTAAAACTGTTCAAATTGATTTCGGATAGTAATTCGCCGTGTGTAACCATTGAAGATGATGTGGAATTGGCAAATAATTTCGACGAAAAATTCACAAAAATTATAAACGATCTTCCTGTAGATTTTGATATTTGCTATTTAGGATATGGTGACACGAATATAGAGACTAGAAAATATTCTCCGATATTATCAATTCCAATCGGAAGAGTTGTATGTTTACCGGGACTAATAATTTCACCAAATGGAGCAAAAAAATTGTTATCTATATGCAAAAATTTAGATAATCAAATTGACACCGCAATTTCCACAAAATTCAATGAATTGAACGTGTTTGTCGTTAACGATCAAATTGTTAAAATAAAAAATGCATTATCATCCGATATCCAAGGAGATGTAAATTGTCGTAAAAAATATAAACGACAAAATTATATATTTTCTACGTTGGCAATTGGTGATATAGCAGTAAAAAACGCAACTCTATTGTCCCGAGACTTGAAATATTTCGATCAAAAAATAATTGTTGTTACTGATAACCCGACACAATTTGAATCACAGTCAAATGTTATCGTGGTAGAACATCGGCCGAAAAAATTTTCATATAACGATAAACTTATTTGTATACGAGAAGGACTGTCCCGAGAAGATGCTGTTGTATGCATAGATTCGGATTGTCGAATATTATATAAAACATTTAAAAATGCTACATCAAAAATGTCATTGATAATTTCTCCGGGATTCCATCCGAGTTGGGATTGGGGAAAAATATGCCGGCCGGGAAATAAATTTTTTAATAGCGAAGATGTTACCGGTAGAGTTTCTGGATATGGAGAATTGGCATTGAAATTGTGCACGAAACTCGATATAAATTATTTAGAATCATATCATTATCAGGAAGGAATAGTTGTCGTGTGCAAAGATGGGGGAAAAGAAACTACGTTTATTGACACGTGGTCTGTATTAGCAACCAATTTAGATAATCATGAAGTCATAAATAACTCCTCGCGAATTGGTATCGGAGAAGGTAATTTAATTGGATTGGCATTAACAAAAAGTGGTATGAAAATAAATTCCACCGAAATATGTAACATATTGGGGGAAAATATTAAATATAATTTTTATGGATCTAACCGAGAAGATCAATTACGAAAATTTCTAGATAGAAAAATTGTCCAATCTTCTACTATACAAGACATATTATCAAAAACTATATATGTCGAATTTAATTCCGTAACCGTTAAATTAGAATTTACCGTTGGAGACTTGGATGATGTAACGCGAATTTTAACGTATAAATGGAATCAAAATAATGTAGTAGAATTTTTGGACCACGAATTTAATGTCAACGGAAATATATTTCATTTCCAAAGCGATAAAACGGGAGAATTTTACTTTAAAAAATCAGAAGAATTAAAAATATATCATACATATTGTTGGTACGGAAACGTTAATTGGAAATTAATACATGAATAATTCGTTTGCATTTTGTACAATAACATACGGAGATAAATATATCAGCCTAGGCGATGAGATTATAAATCAACTGACATCGCTTGGATATACATTTTATGTTTTGACGACCGACGTTGCTAGATATAAAAACAATAAAAACGTCATTGCAATTCAATATAACCATCCATATTTTTCATTTCATCAAAAACGGGTAATTGTTAGAGAATGTCTAAAGTCATTCGATTCTGCCATTTTCTTGGATGCTGACGTATTTTTATTAAATGAATCAATTGATCTATCTAATTTTTCCAATGCTTTACCCGGATTGCATATTTTTGCTACATTTGGAAATATTGGACATACGTTTTTAAATTCCGATATCAATAAATGTGAAAAATTAGAATATAGAAATACCAAATATGGAGAACGTGGCCGCAAAATATTGGAATCTCTAAATCTCGACTATAAAAAAAATTATCACAATTTAAACGAGTTGGATTATTTGGAACATTATCTGGAGGGGAAATGGATTTTAAAAAAAGACGATGGAAAAGAATTATTATTTTTAGATATTTGGGATTCTTTGGTTGATATCTGCGAAAAAATAGACATTGAACTTGGATTTTTTAATACTATAGGAGCGGGAGAAGGAGCAGTAATGTCGATTGCTGCACATAATTCAAATATAAAAATTTATTGTGGTGGAAATTTGACATATAGTATCAATACAAATTTCATATCAAATTATCGGGAGAAATGCAACGGAACGAAACCTTGGAATATAGCTGGATGAACATGAATAATATTGAAATACACACATTAATTTGCAAAAAAGATATCATACTTGCGATTAATAATTTTAAATCGTTATGTAAATTTGAAGAATTTTCTTCAATTCCAATATTTTTGCACGATGATGGATCGTTGAATTTGACCGACAAAGAAATTTTATCATCGTCAATCGCAAATTCTACGATCATAGACCGGAAAATTGCGGACGTTGAAATTGCAAATCATTTATCTAAACACCCAATGTGTAATAAATTTCGCTTAATTGATAGTCACATTCATTTATGGCACAAAATTAAATTATTTGACTATTTCTTTTTCTCGAAAACCAAAAAAGTTCTGGGGATGGATACCGATCTATTATTCATGCGAAAACCGGAAGAAGTGTTAAAATTTTTACGAGAAGATGTTCCATTTTATTTTCCAGACATTCAGAGTGCGTACTGTTTTAATGATCCAAAGACAGAAATTACAACAATTGATAAAGTTAATACCGGATTAATATATATTCCATCCGAAAAATTCTATAACCTAGATTCAATTGAACATGCGTTGACGAATTTATTACGCGGAGATATAAATTATTTCCCGTCATGGATTGAACAGTCGGCATTTGCACACATGTTTCATGAAAACGGAAAATATAAAGTTTTGTCGCCGAGTAAGTATAAAATTCCATATTTTCAGCAGGTTGACATTGAAACAATTGAATGTTTACATTTTGTTAGTTATCCCGCTGTACGAGAATTGTACGAAACATATACTAAATATTTGAGTCTACATACCGGAAAAGAAACATATAATAAAAATTTCATCGTTGAATTTGATGGGAAACGTATTCCTCTTCAATTAACATTACGAAAAGATGAAAATGCATATGTTTTTTCATACGTGTGGGACATCGCGTCCACAAATCAGCCAGCTTTGGATCATCATTTTAGATTAGAAATTCCAAACGTCGATTCCGTTGTGTATAAATTTCAATCAAATCGTACTGGCTTCTTTTTTATGAGTCCAACTACACAATCGATAACGGTTTTTCATACATATGATTGGTATGGTAAAACCGATTGGAAAATTCTAGACATCATTCAAACGTAAGCAAAATTGTTGACAGTTGGTTGGTTGTATGTATCATCCGTACATATGTCACGACCAAAAATTCATTACGGCTCCGAATTAACAGAAACTCAAATTTCTGAAAATTATGAAATGTTTATTTCATATTTAAAAGAAGTTTTTTCCGGAAAGCGACTAGATGGCCTTCTTGAAATGTATAAAGAAGAAAATCTCGGAACTCAGTTAGCGTTGGCACCAGCTGCTGGCAAGGTTCATTTCCATTATGCTCACACTGGAGGGTACATTCAACACATTTTTAATGTAGATCGAGCTTCTGCTGGCGCAATGAAATTATACGAAGCAATGTCTGGTACAATCGATTGGTCCGAGGAAGAACGTATATTTTCCGCATTACATCACGATTTGGGGAAATTGGGAGACGAAACTGGGCCATATTATGTTCCTCAGCACGAATCTTGGGCAATTGAAAAACGCGGAGAAGTTTTTAAACACAATTCGAAAAATCAATTTTGGAACGTTACCGATAGAGCATTGTACAATTTACAAAAATATGGAGTGGTAGTTACATGGAAGGAGACACTTGCAATTAAGTTGTCTGATGGATTATATGACGAGAGTAATGCTACATATCTGAAGACATTCAATCCAGATAACGCACTCCGAACCAATCTACCATATATCATTCATAGCGGAGATTTTCTTGCTTGCCACGCCGAATATGATCAATGGAAACGAGAACAATGAATATCCAATTAGAAACTCGGGAATTTGATCTAACCGAAAAGTCCAAAAAAATTGAAGATGGTTGGACAATTGGCAAATCACAAGAAATTCAATTGTGGTTTAATTTTTTTGAGACATCGAATGACAATATGTCCAATTCGGATGAGACAAATCGTCACAGTTAAAATATAAACAATTTAAATAACTTATTCATGTTCAATGTATTACGTTAATTAATGCCGTGGTATGAAAAATGAATATAACAATTTCATTGGTGCTCAAATCCGAGGCCAATAACAAGAAAGAACAAAACATATGACATGGCTAACAACAAATGGTAATATTGATGAAATTAATCGGTGGCTTTCATCGGCTCACCGAGATCTGGAAAAATTCGGAGGAAATTATAGTGGTTATCCTCGGGTTGATGTTATAGAATATTCAGATAAAATAACATTGGAAGCTGAATTACACGGGCTAGAACGTGGAGATGTGAGCGTCGAAGTAAATAATAACATATTATCCGTCCGGGGAGGTAGAAAAACAAAAGAACTCCCCAAGGATGGAAAATATCTATATAAAGAAATTAAGAGGTCCTCATTTGAACGAACGTGGGATCTAGACAACACAATCGATCAATTGAAAATTACCGCAACATTTGAAAACGGAAAACTTTTAGTTGTACTACCAAAAGCAACGGAAAAGAAACCGACCAAAATTAAGGTGCTTTAACAATTGATCACGAGAACTCTCCCATTGGATAAACGTCCGATGGGAGAAGTTTTTGTTGAGATTGACTTCATTGGATAGAACGTGTGAAATTTCACAAAAAACAAATCACCAAAATAGATAATATTAAATAACAGTTTTCAGCGAAAAAATATAAAGATATATCATAGAAAGAAATATGACAAAAACAAATACTAAATATGTGCTAGGAATTGATCTTGGTACAACTAATTCATGTTCCGCAATTTATCAAAACGGCGAACCAGTTGTTATCACAAACGCTGAAGGTAGTAGAACTACCCCATCAATTGTAGCATTTACTAAAACTGGAGAACGCGTCGTTGGACAAGCCGCAAAGCGGCAATCCGTTACAAATCCAAAAAATACCATATCTTCGGTAAAACGGTTGATTGGTCGCAAGTTTTCCGAGGTTCAGAATGAGATCAAGTCATTACCATATCTAGTAATCGAGGGTCCAAATGGAGACGCATGGGTATCAGTTATAGTGAACGGAAAGGAAGAGAGATTTGCCCCGCAGCAGATTTCAGCGTTCATTCTTGGAAAGCTCAAGACCGACGCTGAAGCTTTCCTCGGCGAATCAGTAACCCAAGCAGTCATAACTGTTCCTGCATATTTCAATGACGCACAACGCCAAGCCACAAAAGATGCCGGAGCTATCGCGGGTCTAAATGTTCTTCGCATTGTTAACGAACCAACGGCAGCTGCATTGGCATATGGATTGGATCGTAAGAAGGACGAAAAAGTCGCGGTGTTTGATTTAGGCGGAGGCACATTCGACTGTACTGTACTCGAAATTGGAGAGGGAGTGTTCGAAGTGAAAAGTACAAATGGAGACACACATCTTGGTGGCGACGATTGGGATCAAGCTCTCGTAAAATACATGATAGATACATTTAAACAACGAGAGGGAGTCGATCTGTCAACGGATTCTATGGCGTTGCAGCGTATTCGAGAGGAAGCTGAAAAATCTAAGATAGCACTATCATCATCTCAACAATATGATGTTAATTTGCCATTCATAACTGCAACGGCCGATGGACCAAAACACTTTAATGTTTCGTTGACGAGAGCTAAATTAGAACAAATATGTGACGGATTGTTTGAGAAATTACGTCAACCATACGAAAACTGCTTACGTGATGCCGGGATCGCCGCAGCCGAATTAGATGAACTCGTGTTGGTCGGTGGTATGACGCGTATGCCAAGAATCGTAGAAATTGCCAAGAAGTTTGCGAACAGAACTCCACATCAAGGCGTCAATCCAGATGAAGTAGTCGCAGTTGGTGCGGCGGTTCAAGGTGGAGTATTAAAAGGTGAAGTTAGCGATCTACTTCTATTGGACGTTACTCCTTTAACATTATCAATCGAAACCGCGGGCGGAATTTCCACGCCAATGATTCCACGTAACACGACAATCCCAACCAAGAAGTCACAAACATTTTCGACATATTCAGATAGTCAACCGAAGGTCGAAATTATTGTATTACAAGGGGAACGTCCGTTGGCAAGTGGAAATAAAACGTTGGGTAGATTTATGTTAGAAGGCATTCCACCAGCTCCCCGTGGAACTCCACAAATTGAAGTATCATTTGATATTGACGCAAATGGTATTTTACACGTATCAGCAAAAGACATGGGAACCGGAAAAGAACAATCGGTTCGTATAACAAACTCATCCGGGCTAAGTAAGGATGAAATTGAACAGATGAAACGTGACGCAGAATTAAATGCAGACAAGGATAAAATTATTGCCGAGGGTAAAGAAGTTAAAAATCAATTGGATGGACTGATTTATCGATGGGAAAAACTTATATCAGACGAAAAAACCGAAGAAAGTTTGAAAGCCCAAATTCAGATGGCAATAGATTCAGCGAAGAAAGTTTTGGAAACTGATGATTTAGAACAGATGAAGAAAACGGTTGTAGAATTAAATAAACTGGGAGAAACGTTCTACCAAAAATCGAAACAAAAAGATCCGAATATTATTGACGCGGAGTTCAGTAAGGAGTAATCTACGAACGGTTTCAAATGATTGGGTTGTTGAGTTGATCGGTTGTCCAACCATAAAATGGACTGGTGGAGGGGAATTGGGATTCCCCCATGAAATAGCCCCCAATGAAAATTGGGGGCTATTTTTTTGTACTTATTTGA